AGCGTCCCGGCGTCCTTCACCCCGCTATTGACGCTCGTGGCCGTCCCGGCGAGCTGCGCCACGTTGGTGGAGGCGTTGGCCGGTGGCGTGGTTGTGACCGTGCCGCTCACCGGCACAGGGGTCGCCCGGAGCTGGGTGTCGGTCAGCGGGGCGATCTCGGCCCCGGCCTGGTTCCGTAAGTTGACGTGCAGCCCCGAGAGCGGCGTCATCCGGAGCGAGGCGGCGCTGTTCTCGGTCACCGTCCGAGTCCCGGTGTCATCCACGGTCGCCGCGGCAATGCCAACCGAGGTCGTCCCGAACGTGAACGCGGCATTGTCGCTGAAGGCCGCGGCGCCACCGCAACCGGCATCACACTGAATATGGAGATTCGAGCCGGTCGGCTGCACGACGGTGAAGTTGCCGGTTCCAGCGTTGGCGGTCACGGTCCCGGATACGGGTTGTGTCGCCTGCCAGAAGGTGCCTGACACGGGCTGTGTGGCCTGCCAGAACGTCCCGGACACCGGGAGCGCGGTCGCCCTGATCTGCGTGTCCGTGAGCGGTCCGGATACCGGCTGAGTGGCCTGCCAGAAGGTGCCGCTGACCGGCTGCGTGGCTTGCCAGAACGTGCCACTCACAGGTTGTGTCGCCTGGAAAAAGGTGCCCGTGACTGGCGTGGACGGCATCGACGCAATCGAGACAGGTTGGGTCGCCTGAAAAAACGTCCCGCTGACCGGCTGTGTCGCCTGCCAGAACGTCCCGGTGACGGCCAGGGACGCATTCTTGACGTTCACGAAGGCGCCATTCGTCGCATCGCCCTTCCAGCGGTCCCAGGTCGTCCCGTTGAAGAGCATCCCGAAGCTGGCGGTCTGCGGAATGGTGGGATTCGCGGTCGCATCCGACATCGCAACCGCGGCCGCCGTGCCGCAGCCCGAGTCGCAGATGATGTGTTGCGGGGCGAGGAAGTTGACCGCCCACGGGTCCATGCCGCTCGCGCCCTGATCGACCATACCGATCGTGACGTTGCCGCCCGCGCCCGCGCACGACTCAAAGGCGGTGCCGTCGATCGTGACGCACCGCACGGCAACCGCCGCGCCGGTGGCGGTATTGGTGACTTCCACCACCTGTGCCGACACGCGCCCTGCCGAGGCGAGCAGCACGCCGATGAGTAATAGGCGTCGAATCATCTGCCGGCGTGTTCTCCCACAAGCTGCGCGGTGACCGCGTCAGGCGCCGTGGCTCCCCACTTCACGCCGTCCATCGTGACCCCGCCAAGCGGCACGAGTTGCGTCATGCGCGCCTGGAGGGGGTAGTCCTTCAACCGATAGCCGCCCGTGCGATCCGTGACCGTCACGTATTGCGTGACGAGCGTGAGATTACAGAGCAGGAGATTCCGGGCCCGGATCACGTTCCTGGTCATTTCCTCCACGACGGCCGCCAGCGTCACGATCCCGCTGTCGTAATTGCCGTCGCCGAGGGTAATGGCCACACGTTAGGCCGGCTGTCGGGCTACGACGGTGCGGACCTTCTCGGTCGTGGTCTGCAACGCGTCAAGGAGGGGTTGCGCCTTGGCGCAGGCGTCCGCGTGTCGCAGTCGCGCGACCCGAAGCGCCTCGTCGGCCTTCGCGAGCTCGGCGTCATAGGCGCTCGCCGCGGCGGTTCGAGCGGCCTCACACGCGCTCTGGGCGTGCGCGAGGCGTTTCTCCGCTGCGGCGATCACCGTGCTCCGGCGTTGGCTGGCCGCGCGCTGAACGTCGCGTTGGGCCTTCGCCTTCGCCGCCACGTCAGCCTCCGCGCGATCGACGGCCGCGACGGCCGGCCCGAGCTGCCCGATCACGTCGCCGAGTTTCGGCGGCGCGTCAGCCCGTGCCGCCGCCTTAGACGTCGTCGGGCGAGTCGACCCACTTCGGGCCAAGGGCAGCCTCCTCTTCCTCGTTGTAGACGCGCGTCACCTCCCATCCGTGCGGATGGCGATCAGAGATGGGCGCCTTGCGATACTTCGCCCGCGGCCAGTTCGGGTCGTGCACGCCTTCCCCGGCCTGCGTCATGGACACCTGTCGGCCGAGCGACACGGGCGCCGGCTTCAGGCGGTTCCCCACGCCCGACGCCTGCCGCATCTGCGCGCGAGAGCGGACCGGCACCACGCCCGATCGCGCCTTCCCCGCTGGCGCCGCTGGCGGTGGAGACGCAGCCGGCGTCAGCGACTCGTGATCCTTATCGCCGTCCCACCGGACCGCGGTGTTGTCCTCCGGCAGCGGAGGCGCGGGTTGCCGTGGCCGATGGAGTTTCCTCGGCAGGGGAACCATCGGCAGCGCCGGGTTGGGCGCAGTGTGCTTCGCGACGTGCTTCGCGGCTTTCTTCTTGGCCATGATGTGCAGTCCTTTCTCGACTACTGAACCTTGATCACCGCGAAGTTGATGATGATGGCGCCGGTTTCGGCCGTGCCCGCCGCCACGTTGTTGTCCGACACCCGGAGGGTGAATGAGCCGGCGGTGACGGTCGACACCGTCACGTCGGTGTTGCCGCTGTTACTGCCCGACCGGATGGAGGCTACGACGGTGTCGCCAATCGCCACCGACGCATCCGTGACGACGAAGGCCGCCGCCGCTTCCGCGGCCAGTGAGGTCGTGTCGGTCGTGATCGCGCCCGTGAGTCCCTGGCACGTCACGCCGGTGGCCCGGCTCGTGATTTGCGTCACGGCACACGACCGCTGGCCCAGCCCCATATACGGGCCGGCCGTCCAGACGCCGTTGTAGCAGTAGAACGCCTTGCCGTTCTGCACATTCAGCACGGGATGGAACGCGGCGTTCTGGAGCGGGTCCGGTGGCGCCACCGAGCAGAGCCCCGCCTTGTCGTCGCGCGACATCTGCTGGTCGTTCGGCACGAAATAGACGATCGCGCCGCTCCGGTGGCCCGTGGCCGGGAGTCCGGGCGCGCGTCCACGCTGCACAGTGAGCGTGGTGCCGTTGATGGCGATGATCTTCATCACCTCGCGGTCCACGACCATCCAGCGTTCGTTGACGTTCGTCGACGCGGTAAAGCCGGTCGCGGACGTGATCGCCACCGTGGTGGCGGCGGCGTTGGCGACGGCCGCCGAGGTCGTCGTCGCGGTCAAAGCGGTCTGCGCGTGCAGGAGCGTCGGGAAGCCGAGCAGCACCAGCAGCAACAGCCCGCGGAGGAGTTTCGGCAGTCTGTTCATGGTCCTCACATCTCCGTTGATGGTTGTGGTTGTCATTGCTGATTACATGCAGACGCGGCAGGCGAGTTCCTGCCGAATCGCGCCCCAGCCGTGCGCCGTGTCGAGTCGCGCCGGGCTGACGTCGTTGATGATGTCGTGATCCTTGAGCATCCGGATCGAGACCCCGAGCTTCGCGTTCGAGATGCGCTCAGCGATCCAGAGTCCGCGGGGGAGCACGAGGTCCGCCATCACGCAGGCATACGCTTCCTTGTGATAGACGAGCCCCTGGCGCATCGAGATGTTGGCATACGCCGAGGCGTGGCCGAACGTCAGGATGGCGTCGTTGACCGCCGGCACTTCGTCCACCGTGGCGAACGCGCCCGCGGGGATGAACGCCGGGGCCACGGTGATCGTGCCGGTGCCCGCGCCGTCACTCGGCGTGTCACCCACAACCACGTAGTCCTTGTTGCGGTTCGTGGACTGGTGTGTGAGCGGATTGATGTCCTGCGCCGAGGCGAAGGCAATCGAGTCGCCGTCACGCCAATACTGCGCAACGCTGGCGGTGGCGCCGGTGAAGGTGACCTGGTTCGCGCCGGGCGCCGGGGCCGCGGCGACGAGCGGCGTCGTGCCGAGCGCGCCGACCTTGTGCGTGGCGATATTCTCGTCCTCATACCACGCCTCGATGCCGAGCGCCGGCCCGCCGAACCGCCCTTTGCGGAAGTTCGCCGAGATCTGCGCGGACGGGTTGAAGAGCGCGAAGTTAGCCGAGGCCAGCTTCGTATGACCGTCCGCCGTCAGCACGGCGTTATACGGCCGCGGGACCGCCGCCTCGACGAGCTTGACCTTCGCCAAGCCGTAGACGTCATTCGCCGTCGCGCCGTTCGGCACCACGCCCGGCGTCCCGACGCACTTCGCGGTCTGCTTATACATGCGCGCCAGGCCGGTGTAGTCGATGTTGTTCACTAACTGATCGACCGCCGAGTTCCCGTAGCGCTCCATGTAGTCGTCGACAAACATCGTCGCCGCCCAAGAGTCATACTCGAACCCGATGTTGCTCTGGTCGGTGATCTGGAGCTGCACGGTCTGGTCGGTCAGCGGCGTCGGGTTCATCACCGCGCCGATGGTGACCTCGTAGCGCTGGGGCAGGCGGAGCGTGACGGTGTCACCCATCTTGACGCCCTTCTGCTTGTATTCGTCGTCGTAGTCGCGCATCACCGTGCCGGTGAAGACGCAATTGTTCGTCAGGCGGCGCGCCATCTTGCGCATCACCCACTGCGGGGTGGCGAAGGTGTTGCCGAGGAGCAGCCCCGTGCCGTGCAAACCGGCATGGAACAACAGGGTGAGCGCGTGATCGAGTGCGATCCCGATGGCCACGCCAATCAGGGCGAGCACTGTCACGCGGAGGTAGTCACGAAACGTCATGGCTCAGACTCCCGAGCCCGCGCACCAGCGTGTGGAGTGGAGTGCTTTAGACGGCGACGCCGGCGTCTCTGAGACGCTCTTTGCGCTCGCGCTCATCTTCGGCCGCCATCCAGTCGTCAAACGACTGTCCTGGGGCTGCACCACTCCCGCCGGTGTCTGTGCGGGCATCTGGCGATCCTGCCTGTGGCCGGGCAGAGGGTCGCGCTTTGGTGACAGGATGAACGACCGCGCCTGGTCCACTTGGTGCAGGCTGGAGCCGTGTATGGAGGGCGCCGATCGCCTGCATCATGGCGACCGGGTGCATCCGCTTCAACGCCTCGAACTCCTCAGCACCGTCGTCAGTCGCGAAGTGCTCGAGCAGAGGGATGATGGAAGCAGACGGAGTGTGGACGAGCGCATCCCGTAAGGGACGAGTGGGCAGGAGATCTGCGAGCCGCTGCGCGCGATCGAGATCTGCGCCAAGCCAGTAGAGAATTTCACCGCCGGCCTTGTCGCCGGCCATCAGACGTGAGCGGGTGAGGTCATTCAGGAACGGCGTGCGTTCCTCGCCACACGTCTTCGGGTCATACCAAGCCGACGTGAGATCTTTGAGCGCCGCGGCCTTTTCGTTCCAGTCCGCCTTGCTGGTCCGGACGGCGTCGACCGTCTGACCCAGACGCGCGACGGCGGCGGTCTGTTGGGCGCGCTGCTCTTCGGTCGTGAACCGCGATTCGATGCCTTCGGAGAGCTCCTGGCGCATCGCATCCATGCGGCGCTGTTGCCACGCGGCGTGATCGGTGCGCCACTTGCCGGCGGCCTCTTCATACGCCTCGTCGGTGTCGAAGTCGCGATACTTCGGGTGCTCAGGCTCGGCGCCGGGCTCGATCTTCGCCTTGCCGTCCTTCCCCGTGGCGGACGTCGCCGCGGCGGCGGGCTTCACATCGGCCGCGCCCTGCCCGGCTTTCGCGTCACGGACCTGCCGCTGCACGTCCTCAAGCTCGCGTCTCGCCGCCGTCAGTTCGCGGCGGGCGCGATCGGTTTCTGCGGCTGTCGTGTGCTTGGTGTGGGTGAGGGTGTCGACTTCCCTCTTTAGTTCAGTGACACGTTGCGTGAGCGGCTTGTTCGGCTTCTTCCCGCCGGCGGCCGTCGTCGCGGCAGTCTGTTTCCCTTTGTCAGGTGACGCGGCGGGCTTATTGTGAGTTGGCTGCTGCCCTTCGGCCTTCTCGCGCGTATCGCCCGTCGCGTCTCCCTGATCGTTCAGCCCGGCGGTGCTCGCACTGACCTCACCCGTGTCGGCGACCGCGACAGCCTCGTCACCATCGACGTCACCCTCGGCCGCCACGTCCAGACCGGCTGTGGTGTCGCCTGGCGCTGGCGTGAACGCCACCGACGCGGATTCCACCGCGAAGTCGGCATCAGGCTCCTCGCCTCCCCCACCACCGCCAGCCGCATCAGCCGGGGCATAGAACAGTGTGGAGGCGAAGGCGGGCCAGAACTTCATAGATGGTGACTACTCCAAAAGAAAAAGGCGTAGTCCGGCGGCTGGTGCCACTGGTCTACGCCTCGGGTTCAATCCTCGTAAGCGAGACGACTAAGAAATGATGTGTCGGCCGATAATACGCCCGGATCACCCAAACTGCAATAGGCTCAGGTCCGAATAGGCCAACTGAACGTGCCGGGCTGGTCACCCACGTTTCGCGACGTCGCCCAGAACACATCGTTACCGTCAAGGAACACTTGACCGTTGACGGCGCTCTCTGCGGACGGTCCACACACGCGCACGATCAACATCGGGTAGGTATCACCCTCATTCACTTCGTTACCGATGTGCGCCTGTGCGCCAATGGGCCACGCGGTGCCCTTTATCCGCTCGGCGATGCTCTTGCCTGTCGTTCGACGGCGGTTGATCTGTGTGGCGTCATCGGCGCTCAGTCGGTAGTGAACAATGCGACCCATCGACGGAATCTCGCTCATCTGCGTCTCCTTGAAAAGCGTTCTGTTCCTACTCACTCATCCTCATCCGTGTCCAGCTTCTGCTGACGGCCAAACTCCCGCTCCGCCGCTGTGTCGTCGCGCTCGGCTTGGCGGTCGGCGGAGGCTTCGCCGCGTTCGTGCTCGAGCGCGGCGGAGGATTCGTCTCGGACGTGCTGACGGCCGGCGTTGACGTCGGATCGGACGTCCTTCGTGGTCGACGAGACTTCCTTCCGGGCATCGGCCCTGGTCGCTGCGGCCTCCCCGCGGGCATCCGCTCGGAGCGCCGACGCTTCGCCGCGCGCGTCGGCGCTGCGGGACTGGAGTTCCTTGCGCACATCGCCCGCGGTCGCTGAGAGGTCCGCACGCTCCGCCGCTTTGGCCGCCGCGGCGTCGTGGAGCGCCACCGAATGCCGTTCCTGTTCCTTCGCGCCGAGCTCTTTGAGCAGTTGCAGCGTGTAGGCTTCGTTCTCTTTCATGCGCTGGAGGAGCACTTCATGCTGCTGCTCGGACTCCTGCTGCATGGCGGCGATCCGCCCGCGCAAGACCTCGAGCTGCTGGTCGGCGCTGTTGCTGGCGCGCACTTCGAGCATCTTCCCCTGCGCCTTGATCTGCTCGAGCCGACCCTGCACGGCCGCCTTGATCATCGCGATATCTTTCTGGCCGGCCGTCTTCATCGCGTCCGAGTCGAGCATCTTCTGCGCTTCCTGAAGCGCCTGCATCGCCTGCTGGTGCTCGTGCTTGAGGCGCACGAACCGGCCCATCAGCGAGGGCGGAATGTCCTGCATGTCGTCGTCGCCTTCGGGCATCCGGCTCTTGATGCGGTCGGCGATTTCATTGGCCCCGCTGAACCCCATCGAGCGCACCCAGAGATCCGCGTAACTCGGCACGAGCTCCGGCGCGGACTTGGCGAGCGCTTCCATGCCGGCGAGCGCCTCCTCCTGGCGCGCGTTGAAGCTGCGATCGATGGCCGATACCGCCTTGAACTCGCCTTCCGTGAAATCGACAAATTCAACCGGCTTCCCCTGCCACTCCGGCGGCATGTTCTCCTTGGTCGCCTGTTTGTTGCCATGACACGCGGGGCACGCCTGGAGCTGATAGAACTCCATGATGCCGCTGCGCACTTCGCCCGCGCCTTTACAGGTGGGACACGCGACGGGAATGGGCGTGCCTTCATGGTCGAGGATGAACGGCACTTTCAGGAGGATCGCCGTCTCGTCCTCATGGTCCTCACCCGCGATCCGCAGGACGCGCCCCGGCTTGTCGTAGTAGTGCGGGATGGCGTCGAGCAGCACTTTGCCCTCGTAGAGCATCGCAATCGTCGCCATGTTGTCGAGGTAATTGCTCGTTCCGGCGGACCCTTGGCGCTGCAAGGCTTCGATCGCCTTCCCGCTACGGTCGTAGGGGTTCACCGCGCGCATCTGCGGCGCCACAGAGCCCGTGACCGCGTGAAACATCTCGTGCATCATCCGCAGTAGGAGCAGGAGCCCGTTCACCTGGAGCTCGGTTTGTTGCCGCTGCGGCGGCGGCGCGGGCTTCCCCTCGATGTCGACCACCTTGTATTCGAGCCGCATGTAGTTCTTGACGGCCGCGAGATCCCACTCGTCCTCGTGCCCCTCGAACTGCCCTTCGGCGCCGACGTAGGGCGTGCGCGGCATCGTTCCGGCGAGCTCGGTCGCGCTCGAGATGATGACGTTGATCGCCCGCAGTAACTCGACGGCGTTCGCGATGATGCCCTTGAAGCGCCGCTTGCCGCGGATGAAATACTCCTTCCCGATCGTCTCAATGACCGGGATGTATTGCCCGTGCCACGGGTGCTCTTCGAGCACTTGCGTGCCGTCCACGACGTAAATCTGCACCGTCTTGTGATCCACCTCGCGCGTGAGCGCACCTTCGGCCTTCCCCGCAAGGGCCGCGGCGACCGCCGCCGGCATCACCGGCAGGAGCGAGCCTTCGGGCGCTTTGCCGATCCAGCCGTTCCCGAACGTCGGGGAATAGCCGAGCGTGAAGGTCTGGTGCATCACTTTGTAGTAGGTGGCGATGCGGCACCGCTTCTGGTCGGGCTTCTCCTGGCTGGCCGCAAACCAGTTATCGTCGGGCGTCCATCCGCCTTCGGGTTGCACGAGCGGCTTGGTCTTCCAGCGCCGCTTGCGTTCCTTTTCGCTGATCCAGTCGGTGACGAGGCACCAGTCCGCGTCGGAGTTGTCCGCGCGCTGCCGATACGGGTCCCAATACACCGTCGAGTAGTCGAGGATGCGGTTCTCGCGAAGCTCGAGGTCGAAATCCCCATCGTTGGCGTAGAGCGCTTCAATCAGCCAGCCGCCGCGCCCGACCTTGGCGGCGCGCTCGAGGCCCCAGAGCCGCACTTCGAGCGACCCGCTCTCGACCTGAATCGTCCGCACGAGCCCTTTGAGGTATTCCGCGGTCCCTTTCGTCGCTAAGCCGTTGCGTGGCTTGACGGTCAGCGACAGCCGCGCCTGCCGGGCCTCGGAGACGACCTGTTGGATGTTCTGATCGAGCAGGTTGACCGAGATGGTTGGTTTGGCGGGGATGGTGCGGCCGGTCGTGTCGTCCGCTTGCTCGCCTCGGGCGTCACGGGCCATCTGGCCCCACATATCGTCTTCAAATTCGAGTTCGTCCTTCTCGGCCTTGCGCTGGACGTCCTCGTAGGCGATGGCGAAGTCGAGATTGTCGCGGATCTCCTGGAGCAGCTCCTCGGCCCGCGCTTCCTCTGGCGGCTTGGGTGTCTCTTTGAGTTGCCCGCCGGATTCTTCCTGATAGCCTTCGCCGTCCATCTTACGACTCCTGAACTCTCGCCTCGTGCCCACACTTCGGACAGAACCGCTGATCGGGACGGATTATCACATCGCAGCATTCGGTCTTGGCGTCCTGCGGCGTCATGGCTAGCGACGTCCCTTCTTCGGCTTCCTGACGTGTCGTGGGAGCCCTTTCTCAGGGGTGGAGGCGAAGTGCGCCATATCGGCGAGGTTCATCGTCAACACGCTGCGGTTCCGCGCGCTCACTTGGTCAGGGTGGTGCTCGGCGAGTCCCATCAACTTCCGCTGCGCTTTCGAGACGGCGGGCATCACGTCGCTCCTTTACTGTGGACGTGGCGGCGTCTTCTGCCAGTAGGAGCTGAACACATCACGCCCTTTCCGCACACGCGCGGACCCGTGGTAGTGCCGCTCCATCGCTTCCTGGGACCCGGCGATCTCCACCTCCCAGGCGTCCTCGACTTCCTTCTCGAAGGCGGCCTGCGACTGCGGGCTTTCGACGTGCACCGTGTCGAGGAAGGTGAAGGCGTTTTCGTTCGGGTAGCGCGCCCGCCAGGCGTGAACCGCAAAGCCGTAGATGGAGTTCGCGACATGGTCGGCGTCGCCGCGGTTGTTTCCCCAGAACGCGCCCATCTCGTGGAGGAACACGCGCCGGAAGTGCCCTTCGCCGCTCGCCACCGCATACGCGTGGCCGAGTTTGTCGGCGAGCATGTCGACGAGGATCTGACGGATGTTCTGTTTGACGAGGATCGCCACATCCGCGCGCAGGTTGATCAGCGTCTCCGGCGGCGTCACCACGTCTGGTGGAAGGATCATGGGACTCACGCCATCAACTCGGAAGCGTTCGCCGGCTCGCTAGTCTCCGCTGCTTCGTTGTCCGCCGGCGCCTGCTGGCCGCCGAACGCCTGCGTCACGTAGCCGATCACCTCCTGCAACGTCCCGAAGGCGAGCTCTTCGCTCTTGTAGTCGTTCCCTGGGCTCGGCCCGTTTCTGGAGGGTGCCGCCTCTTTGCTGTGCGAGCAGCGGACGATGAATCCGCCGTTGTCGGCCTGCTTGATGGTGACGTCCTGCGTCTTCCAGCCGTCTCCCATGCCCGCCGTCGCTTGCGGCGCTTGGGCCTGGTAGGCCGGGTCCATCATGCGGGAGGCGCTCTGCTCGTCGGCCATCATCGAGCCGCGCATCTGTTGCTGACTGGCCATGTGCTGGAACTCCTCAACGGTGTTGCTGTTACGCGGATGATTCTACGCCTCTTACCGTCTCGGCTAAAACTTTCTGATACGCCGGGCTGCTCGTGTTTGGCTCCGGCAGGGTGTCGTCGAGATAGGCTGCTTCGACGATGACCTGTCCGAACACCTGGCCCTTGCGGAACCGAATCCGGACTTCCCCATAAAACTCCGTGGCGGCCAACCCGATCAGGAACCGAATGAGCCTCCCCATATCAGTGCAGCGCCGGCTGAATCAGGGCCGGACGGGGATTCTCTTTCGCCGCGTCGATGGTCAACTCGTCGGCCTCCTCCGCCTTCATCATCTTGATGTTGACGCGCGGGATGGTCACGAGCGCCGCTGGGCACTTCGTCACCTGGCCGCCGCTCGGCGCCCGGACGTCGGCGAGGATCGCTGAGCTCTCGAGCCACAGGCCGGCCCGCCAGAGCCCCGCGTGGATGCCCTTCGCCTTCACGAGCGCGATCGCGACCTCGCGCCATTCGAAGTGGATGTGATCTTGGATCTTGCCGAACGGGTTAGCCACGCTGCTTCGCCCACTGCGTCACGATTTGTTTGCCGTCTGACCGAATCTCGAAACTCTCCACCATGCTCGGCGAAACCACACCGTCATTCTCACGCACACGCGCCAATAGAATCGCCGGGGACTCGATCAACTCAATGCCCGTGAAGATGTCGCGCATGCGCCGACGCTGTAGGGTCGGTCCGTCTCCGGTCTTGACGCGGTAGAGCCCAATTTCCGCCGTCTGGAGCTCCTCCATCGTCGCGAGCGGAATATCCGCCATCACCATCGTCGCTCCTCCTCTCGGTCGTCCTGGTCATCAAGCACCGGATCGGGCATCTTGCCGGTCTTCACCCACGTCCGATAACACGTCGTGCAGAGATACGCGTTCGCCAGCGTGCGAAAGCGGGCGCCCTCATCGAGCCGGCAGGCGTCACAGTGCTTCTGGTGCTTCTTGGCCACAGTCTTCCGTCATCGCCTCCGGAGCCCTTGCCGGGCGTGTGAGATGGTGCCGCCGTTCCCGCCGGCGACGAGCCGTTCATACGCGCCTGCATCGTAGGCGCTGCCTTGTGGGCGCGCGACGACGCCGAGTATATCGGTCGCCACAGCGCCGACCGGGGTGCCGAAGTCGATGGCCTGGCTCCCGATCGCCAGCGTGTAGTCGTGGGCGCCTTGGTTTGTGAACCCACCGCTGCCGGTCGTGACGTTGTTGCTCCCGGTCGCGCTGCACGCATTATCGAAATTTGAACCGACGTTGCTAACGAGAAGATTGTTGGTGACCGTCGGCGCGGTCGCGGATTCGCAGAAGATCCCCTTCCCCGAGTTGTCAACAATGGTGTTGTTGTAAATGCCGAGGCCCGTGCCCGTGATGCCGACATACACACCCGCCGAGATACTCCCCGCCGTGCTGGCGGGCACGCCATAGATAATGTTGTTCGCGATTAGGTTGTTCGTCCCGGCGTTGTAGACCGTAATGCCGGAATGCCGATCGCTTGGAATCGCAGGCGTGGCGCGTAAGTCGCGGATGATGTTCCTGGTGATAACGGTGTTGTTGATCGTGTTCCCGTAGCCGTTGTACAGCTGAATCCCACCAGGGGCGTCGTAGATCGTGTTGCCGTCGAGCGTGTTGTCGGCTGACTGGAGGTAGATGCCCCAATCAGGCAGATCGCCGGCGCTCTCGCCGCAGGCGTGGATGGTGTTATTGAGAATTTGGTTAAAGCCCGTCGTCCCGGCGCCCGCGCTCACGAGCTGGATGCAGGCTCCATCAAATGTCGTCGTGTTGCCGATGATCTCGGAGTTCTGGATACGAATGTGACTCGGTGTCTGGTTAGAGGGCGCGATTGTATAGGCTTCGATCTTGATGGTGTTGACCGTCACCAGCGACCCATCAATGATGAAGCCGTCGATCTCGATATACGCCTGCGTGCCGGCGAAGTTGAAGACGAACTCACCCGACTGCGGGAAGATGCGCACGGTTTCGGACGGATACGCCGCAATGCGATACTTGCCGGTCGTGAAATTAGTCCCCGTGAGCGGCGGATCGAGGATGGCTTCCTGATAGGTTCCACCCCGAACCAGCACCTCGTCTCCCGGTGCGCCAGCGATGAGACAGGCTACGCCAGCATTGATCGTGAGTTTGGGCGTCGTAATCGTCTGCGCCGTCGCGCACGACCTGGCGTTGTCACCGCTTGGTGTGCCGCCAGCGCCTTGGCTGACGTAATAGGTCGCGGCCCATGATGGTGCCGCGATGAGCCACCACGCAAGTGTCAGAATGCCGAGCGGCGTCCTCATCGCCCGGCTCCGAGCAGGACGCCAAGCCCAGGCGCCACACCTCCACCGCCGGTGGCTTCCACAAACAGAATCGCCAACCCATGCGCAGAATCACTCGCACTTGTCGTCCACGGTGGCTTCTCCGCAGAGAACGTCCCAATCTTTCGCTCGAGCATGTAGCCAACCGCGGTGAGTGTATTGTCAGACGTGTAGCCAGAGCCCAACGTCACGTCGACTAATGAATTATTAGCGCCCAGCCCGATGATCATTCCCGTGCCAGTCAGGCCCGTCGTGGCTGCTGTATGAGACGTGCCTGAATCGCCAGTATTGGTATCCGTTAGTAGCGACGCCGAAGTGTCATGTCCTCGGATATGGAGCCACGTCGCCGAATAGTGCGACACGCCATCGGTGCACGTCAAATTAACCGTCGTCAAGCCGGCCGAGACGTTGCGCTTGTCGAAGACCCACGTATCTGAGCCTTCAGTAATTGCCGCTGCGCCCCATGATCCGTTGACGGTATCGGCCATCGAGAAGGTGCCCGTGCCGTCCGTGCGCACAATGCCGACAACGTAGGTGTCGCCAGCCGAGCCGGTAAACGTCGTGCTGTCGGCGACGTTGGCCCGGTCGTTGGTAACGTCGTGGGCGACTTCAGTGACCGCCGCGTGAAGGATGACCTCGAGCGGTTGGACGAGAAAGACGATTAGGGCCAGCGCGGTCACCGCCACTCGGCCGAGTCTCAAGTGTTTACGCATGTCAGTGCGTCCATCCCAGGTGATTGCCGCCGGCGCCGCGGTCAGCGAACCGCTGGCGTGGCCCCTTGCGCTTGAGCGGTCGCTTCGGCGGGGCGATGGGACTGGCGAACGTCAGCGCCAGGGCGTCGGCATCATCAGGGCTCGCCACGCCGCGGTCGGCCATGTCCTCTTTGCTCTCCAGCACGAGCTGATCCTTCTTGTTCAAGTGCGAGCCTGGCGCCCCGAGGTCGTCGGTCATCCGCTGCTCGTCCTCGATCGCCCCGTAGAGGAGCCATTCCTTCATCCTCGACCACATGTAGGCCCGCATGTTGTGACAATGCTTCTCGTCCGGGTTCAGGGTTTGGCCGAAGGTCACTTCATGGACGTTCGCATAGCCCATCGACTTGAGCCGCTCGACGTAGGGTGAGCCGAACGCCGAATCGCAGAACATCGCGTGCACCTTGAGCTCTGGCTTGCGCTCGGCGAGCAGGCCCGCCAGGATGGCGAGGAAGGCCGAGCGGTCACCCCGCGTCTGCTCCCCTGGAATCCGAATCGGGGGGATCGAGACGGCGTCGAGCCCGCGGCGGAACCGGACGACGTTCCACGACTGCCCACCCCCTGAGAAGTCTACACCCACGATCAACGGGTCGTCGTCGAAGCTCGCTGGCTCACGCCGCGCCGCCTCGAGGATGCGGTCCATCGGGATGAACTGGAGGTCTGAGGCCCGTGGCGGCAGTCCCTTGACGCGCACCCGGAAGAAGTCGGAATCCTCGCCGTGCTGCTCGAGCCACCGGGCGATGAGCACCTTGTTCGAGAAGCGGACGGTCCGACTGTCGACAATCAACGGCTTCCAATAGTCGCGGTCCTTGCCGAAACACGCCTCGTAGAAACTCCCACTGTTTCGGGTCGCGTTGCCGAAGCGAAATTGCATCGGCTCGCCGTCCGTCATGCCACCTTCCGCGACGGTGTGGATAATCTCCGCAATGCTGCTGTCCTCGTCGAAGATGTAATACGAGGTCGAGTCGGCCGCGTGCTGGCCGGCGAACGCTTCACTGTTCTCTGAACGACACGTCTGCGCCGAGCAGAACCAGCTTTCCGGGAACGATGGGTGATAGAGCCGTTGAGTGTTGACCTTGAACATGCGCCCAAACACACACATCTTGGTCCACCGTCGCACGCTCGCCCAGGTCTTCGTCTCAAGCTGCGTGTTCGTGTTGGCGGTGACGACGCCCTGCGAGTGCGGCCGGGTCGAGCTGATCCAATTGACCAGCATCGCCGCCATGACCGAGCCGCCGACCCCGTGCCCTTTACTCACGGCCCGGAGGATCGGCATCACCGGCGTGTGGCCGTCAAAGGCGTTGCTGCGCACCTCGTCCGACACCGAGCGGGCGAATGTCCGCTGCCAGGCGTCAGGTCCGGGATGATGCTCGAGCAGCGTGCCGGGCTCGCCCCACGGGTAAGCGAGGTCGATGAAACGCTCAAGGTCGCCGACGCAGTTCTCGGTGATGTCGGAGAGGTCGCCGTCTGGGAGTTCGGCGAGGTCTGGCACTTACCGGCCCTTCTTCGCCTTGTCCGCCTTGTCCGCCACGAGCTTCTGCCGCGCTCGGTTGACCGCCGCCAGGTATTTGTCCCAATCCATCCCGTTCTCGTTCTCACCCGCGCGGTCGAGCAGTTTGAAGTGCTTGGCGAGCATCTCTAGCGCGTTCACCTTGGGTGAGAGCTTGATCTTGTGGAGCCACTCACTACTGCGCTTCCCGTCCGTGCGATCGAGGTTGGCCCGCGCTACTTCGATGCCGGCAATGACGGCCCGTGCCGCTGGCGCGATGTCCTTGAGCGCCTTCAGGCGTCCCATATTGTCGAAGAAGTCCGCCACGTCGAAGAACGCTAACCGCCGCAGCTCCTCGAGCACGCGCACAGCACTGAGTTCGGCCGTCGCCTGCTGCCGCCGCGCGCCGGCTTGCACCAGGGCTTGCACCTTTGCATTTCTCAACAGCAACGAGCCCATCGTGGCCGCCGTGTTGTCCTTCACGTCCTCACCTTTGGCACGCTTATACGCCTGCGTCGCATTGAGGTCGATGAGGTATTCGGCCGCGAAGCGGTGCGCCATCTCCTGGCTCACCGCGCGGCTGTCACGCTGAAGCCCGCCGTGCATCTTGGACCGGGCGACGGTCTTCCGCTGCTGTGCCATGCTTTTAGAAGAATAGCGCGATCACGAGCCGGCGCCCGCACTCCGCTACAGCCGCGGAGCCGAGCACCTTTCCCGCCATCCTGACGCAGTCCACGCACCAGCGGCCCCAGATTATGCCAGCATCGCAGTTGGCGCAGCGTCTCCATCGTCCGTATCGTTGGTAGGGGTCGTGACGGCTCATCGCGGGTGATGTGGGCATTACCGGCCTTTCACGCTTCGGAGCGCCTCCCTGAGCGGACTCGAGCACACCGGGCGAGCAGGCCCGTCGCTGATCTTTACAGGCGCTGTATAGCGTCTCTTCAGCGTCACCCGCGGGCGTTGCACGGGTGTTGAGGTGTTGAGGACCGGGAGCGGGTCTTCGGCCCAGCGGTCGTAGTGCATCCCAAGGTCGTTCACAGCTTCCGCCACGGCTCACCGATGGGACCGAACTCAAGCCGACTGCCAGACCTAATCTCGTTGCTATGACTCGCGTGAGCGGCCCCGATGAACTCCTCCGCGCTCATGGCCCCATATTCCTCCGCGCTCGTGGCCCCATATTCCTCCACAGTTCGACGGATGTTCCGATGTCCAGCGCCGTCGTCTGTCACTACGTAGACCGTGCCTCGCATGGCTTTCCTTACCTTTCTTCCGCTGCGCACCCTGAACCCGTGTCGTTCCGTTGCCTGGCTCGACACTCGGGACACGTGTAGGTTTCCCACAGGTGCCCGTTCTTCACCCAACGCTTCGTCCGCTTCGCTTTCGCCTTCTCCTGCACGATGGGCTCGGTGTCGGTGTCCCCGTAGACCAGCGTCGCCATGCAGCCGAAAGGGAGTGCGAGCGTCTCCGTCATTCCGCTTCCTCGCCGCTCCGCTCGATCGCTTGCCCGTGGTAGCGCCAGCACCCGTGTTGGATGCGCGCCGGGTCAAAGACTTCGCCGGTAATCGCCTCAATGAGGTTCACGAGTTCGTGCCGCTTACGCAGGTAGCGCACGAAGCAGAACCGACCACGGCTGTGCGAGACGTCCGAGCGGAGCCAGCAGAACCAGCGCGGGTCGTCTGACGGCACGCCGCGCTCGTCGTAGCCGGAGAGCTCGAGGCCGACATCGTCGGTGCTCGTGAACGCCTGTCGGCTGTCACCGAGCCACAGCACGAAGTTCGGGCTCGATGTGTCGTGCTTCCACTGTTTGCGGAAGCCGAGCTCCTGGAGCCAGTCCGCCGTGATCAGCCACGAGGGAACCGGGGCGGTGGTTTTCTGTGTCATCACTCCGCCTCCACCGTCTCAAGGAGGGTCCACACGAATTTGGGCGTGGGCAGGACCGAGCCGTTGACATCGAACTTGTCCCGCCACTGGAATGACCCGTTGGCCGGCACGGTGCCGCTCTTTGGGTGCCAGCCGCCGACGTGTTCCATGATGAGCACAGGCGACTTGCGAAGGTTCGCGCGCGCTTGGGCCGCAGCGCGGACCTCCTCAAGGACGCGTCCGGTGCCGGCGTTATACAGACCAGGATCGTCTGCCATAAAGGACTACTTCCGGTAGTGGGGGTAAGTCTACACCCTAGCAAGCGGCGCGAAGTCGACGCAATCTGGCGTGGAGCACCGACCGGCGCCCTTGAACTCCGTCAGGTTCACGTAGGCGATCGTCCCGCCGCAGGTTGGACACGGGACCGTGCCGCGGTTCGGATAGGGCTTCTGGTTGGCGGACACGTCGGCGTCAATCGCATCCACGGCCGCGAAGAGGCGCGCGATGGCGGCGACGTTCTCCTCATCGTCGCGCCGTCGTGTGCTCCGCGCGTTCATTGGGTGACTCCGCGATTGTGCCGCGGTCGAGTATCAACAGCGCACCAACTGCGCGGATCGTCCGCTGTGGGCCATGTGAAGGCGTCTGCTTGCCCTCGCAGCACGCGCCACGCCGCACGGACGCGCCAGATGAACGGACCGTCGAGCGGAGGCGCTGATACCCATACGCCGGGAACAATCTGTCTCTGGCAATCCCACGCTAACAATTCGCGCAACGTATATATCATCACCGGCCGTCCTTCCTCTCCACGATCCCTGCGAGACGCCTTGTGGGCCTCGGCACCTTGCCGCTCACGCGCAGCACGCCAGACTCCCGATCCGCTGCGGCCTGGTAGACCGCTTCGGCCACGAGGACTCGGCGGCTGTAGTCGGTCAGATCAATGAACTCGTCGGCCTCTGGTCGACGCCACCACGGTTTCACTGCTGTGCTCCCGCGGTCAGCGCGTAGCCGCCACCAGTCTGCCGCACGACCCCCATCTGCACGAGCCACCGCACGTTGCCGCGGAACGTGCCGCCGTTGGGATGGACATGGAGCGCGGCGGCGAGATCTTCCAAAGTGACACGTCCACCGCGCCTGGCGCCCTCGCTGTCGAGCACCTCGAGGATCGCACGCTGCTGATCTTTCTTGGTGGGGATGCCGTCAACGCCGCGCGAGTAGGTGCCATTCGCGGTGCACTCGCCACAGGTCAGGTCGTCGTTGAGATACCCACCTTCGATGAGCGTCCGAAGCTGCCCGCGGTAGGTGCCCCCGTTGGGATGCAGCCCCAGCCAGCGCGCGATGCTGATGGTGTCCACATCGATACCTCGCCGTTCGAGTTCGTTGGCGACGTTCACGATGCGCTGTAACGTGGCCGGGAGTGCGTCGCTGCTGGCAGCAGGGCGCACGTGGGGCATGGGCGGTGTCCCGGAAGGAGCCACCGTTGTTGCACCCTTCACGGCCCTACTGCCAGCCGGCGACAGTGGCGCAGGAGGCTTCGTAGTGCCGACTGCACCAACCTTGCACGCGAGGAGCGCATCGAGCCGCTTCTCCATCCCGTGCCACGCGTCCACCCAACGATCGAGCGCCGAGATGCCACGCGCGACGGTGTCGAGATCTACCATCGCTTCAGCGAGCACGTTCCGTTCGTGTTCGAGTAGCACCGGCACCTCGACGCGCTCGATCGTATGACCGATCTGCGGCGCCGTCTCCAATTGCTTCACGCGGAGCTTGTAAAGGTGATTCTCCTTCTGGAGGTCTGCCATCGACTTCTCGCGCGCTTCGGCTTCTGCCGGCAGCGAGGAGAGCTTCTCGAGCGCCGCGCGGACTTTGGCGGTCGGTGGCGGCGCCGGCGGGGACGCCTGCCCTGGCTCGGGGTGTGTCGTCGTCACCGGACCTACAGCGACTAGCTGATACGTGAGGTCGTCGAGCAACTTGAATGCGCGCCCCGTCGCGTAGAACTGACCTGGCTTAAGGTTGCGGATGATGGGATATGACTGCTTGGCGATTCCAAGCTCCTCCGCCGCGCGCTGCACGTCGATGTCGAGATTGGTCCCACCGACCAACTTGTTCCCGAGCTCCGCCGCCGCGTCCTTCTTGAACTTGGCGAGCCGCTGTGTGGCCGCGATGAGGCAGAAGCCGCGCTTCCTGCCGCGCGTCGACAACGCCTCAATAGCGCTCGTAGAGGTCGCGTCCCCTCGCTCGGGGCAGTAGTTATGGATTTCGTCGATCACCACGAGCGCCGGATGCCAGAGTTCGCGCGGGCTCTCGACAAGGGCCATGACGAAGTTCTTGACGAAGAGCCTCCGGTCGTCTGGGTTCAGTTCGTAGATGTCGAGGATCGCCGAGACGTTCAGCCGTAACAGTTCCTCGGCTAACAGTTTCGCGTAGCGGGGACTGGCGACGACGTCGCCGCCCTTGGGCGCCGCGAGCACGTAATCGAACTTCTCCCTGAGCGTGTGGTATTCCCCCTCGGGGTCGATGACGAGGTGCTGCACCTGGCCGTGCGTCTGTTCAAGGATGCGGCGGATCGTGCGGGTCTTGCCTTGCCCGCTTGAGGCTTGGACGAGCATCCGCGATGGGATCAGCAGATCTAGGTCGCAGGCGAGTCCGGGTCCGATCTCGAAGGTTCGGCTCATGGCTTTAGCCGCTTCATGACGATATGCACGGTGTCGGCATCGATCTGCTGGAGATCAGCGATGCGGTAGTCCCCGGCTGTTTCATTGACGTCGTGGCCCGTTCGCAGTTTCGTGCCTACCGTCAGGACGAACTCTGTGACTACAGGCGCGACAAACCAGTTCCTGAACGTGGCCGGTAACGGCGGATTTGTCTGGCAGTCACACGTCCCTTTGACTGGAATCTGCTTCCCGCACCACGGGCAGGCCCGCCTACTCATTGCGGCGTCTCCGATATCGGCGGTTTGAGCATCGCAAAGGCTGCGGCATTGGCGGGCTCATAGAGCAGTTCCACGCAGCCGATGAGATCCTTCAACACGTCAGCCTGCATCAGCGCGGACTCGCCATGAAACGCCGCGCTCACATCTATGCGAGCGAGTTCGCCGCTCTCGTCGTCGTAATACACCGTGAGCATCCGTCGTTTCATCGCGTCACCTCCAAGACGACCCGCGGTTTCACCTTCGCGGGCTCCTTGCCCTTCTCCACCATGTGCCGGTTCCACGCAAAGCCCGCAATCTGCCGAATGTCGGTGACCTCATCGCCCTTGGCGTTCACCGGGATGAGCGCGTGCAGATCGAGATAATTCGCTTCGCGCGCCGAGCAACTGATCACGTTGTGGACGTCCGCGACACGGCCGGGCGCCTGCGAGCGTCGGTCCATGTGATGCCGGAAGATCTTGGTGTCAGGCCCGCCGCGCTTCGAGAGCTGCCGGCCGGAGACAACCGAGATCAGCCTGTCGCGCGCGTCGACCGCTTCATACGCCTTGTCGATCGAGGCGCGCTTCGCCTTCTGCTTCGCGTCCTTCGCCAGGGCGACGGGTTTGCCCTTCGGGATGCCGCCGTGCCGCGCGATGGAATCCCAATCGATGCTCACCGCGACGAGTCCTGTGGCGCGGGCGGCGCCGACGCTGGTGCTGTAGTGGTCGGGCCGAGTCCAGGGACGCTGCGACCAAACCAGGACTCGCGCGTGCAGACGGCTCGCTCGTAGGCTTGGAGCGCGTCCGCGAGATAGCGCGCAAGGATGAAGTCCGGCGTGTTGCTGCCGTTCTCGACGCTGTGCTTATTGATCAACTGCTCGAGCTCTTGTAGAAACGTCTCGCCCATCACATCCCTCCATGCAGCACAAGTAGCCACCCGATACACGTCCCGGCGATCAGGCCGAGAAACACGCACTCAACGATGTCGTCGATGTTCATACGGTGAGTCCTTCCTCACGCGCAGCCCAGAGCCGCGCGTCGAGCTTATTGCTCTTGTGACAATTCGAGTGCGCCGTCAACACGCGTAGGTTCCACGGCACGTGCAGCCCGCACACACTTGGATTCGTCAGCGGCACGATGTGATCGACGTGGTGCTTGATGCCGGTATCCCGCGTGCGCTGCCGTGCCCATCGGTAGAATCCAAGGAGTGCGCGTTTATTTACCCACGGCGGCGTAGCTTGCTTCTGCCTCGCGATGCGCAACATCCGGTCGGCGTTATCCTTCGCAGGATTGCGACGCTTCCACGCTTGATGCTGAGCCCTGATTCGTTCGCGTCGCTTCGCGCGCCACGTCGCTAAGTAGTCGTTGCGCGTGGCGAACCGCTTAGGATTCCGCGGGACGAGGTGTTCAGTCGCCAGACGACTTGCGATCTCACGAAGGAGACACCCGCAACTACGGGTTGCGTTGGCGTTTACGTGCGACACCCGAACCTCTACGGTGTTCCCGCAGTCACAGCGATAGCGGCCGCGGCGGCGACCGCTGCCGTCACTTGGCATCTCTGCGAGAAAGGTGAGGCGGTTCGTCATCGTGCGACGACTCCGGCGAAGTTCTCTGTATCAGATGGCCAGGCGCGCGGATCATCACCCCAACTCGTCCAGCCGTCAGAACGCCGTCGCGCGAACAGTTCAAGGTAGGGTCCGTCGTAGAGCGTCTCAATGAGCTTCCGGAATGACTCCGGCTTGGCGGAGTGCTCGCCCTCGGGCCGCTCCGTCACGACACTGTCCGGCATCGGCGTGGGCCGATCTGGCGTGCAACTGCCGCGCGTGGCAATCAGGAGATGCTCGTGCCGCACGCTCACGTAGTTACCGAAGTTGTGGCGCACCTTGTCCCAGACGATCCCGGTCTTCGGGGTGAAGCCCCAGGCTTCGATGACCTCACGCGGCCCTGGGTTCTCGTAGAGCATCGGCGCCGTCACCCAGAGGAAGAGCACGGCGTTGACCGACGTGTGCGCCTGCACTGGCAACTTACAAAGATCCTCGATCGTCATCCCGCGGTAGTGCTCCTGCGCGCCGAAACCCGATGGCGGCCGGTTGCCGTAGATCCACGGCGGGTCGGCGTAGAGCACGCGGTAGACGCCTTCAAGCACCGCTTGGCCCTCAAGGACCTTCCGGCGCTGCATCTGCCGGCCGGCCCGCTGTGTTTCGTGAGCCGACAGATCCTCATGAACCGCCTTCTCGAGTGCCTCCTGCGCCAGGTCGTCGGAGAGGTTGACGACCGCGGCGTGGTGGCTGAAGCTCGCCCCGTCTACGCGCGTAGATGGGGGGAATTTTTTGGCGATGTAGCGATATTGCCGCACCGTCGCATCCTTGACGATGTCTGGCCCCATCATCGCCTCGAGTTTCGGCTTCCACTCCTCCCGCCCCTCGCCGTAAGCAATCCAGTCGGCGAGCCACCAGCCCGACGCCTTGTGGGCGTTGCGGATGAACACGCCGACCCGTTCGTATTCCTCGAACGAGGGACGCCCCTTCACGCTCATGCCCTTTTCGCCGAGCGTGAAGGGGCCGATGACCAGCACGTCGAGCAGGGGTCCGACTTTATGGAGTTGCCGCGGCAACACTCCCCCGTTTCCTGATCCGGCGACGCCAGGCGCGTCCCTGATCCTTTGGTAAGAAACTATGCGACCGAATGTAGCCGTTCGCCGTCACGCAGATGGGCGCGTGACACCCGGGACAGATCTCGGCGTGCCACGTGCACTCGCCGCGCGCAACCACCTTCATGCCTGTCCCTGGGCAGCGATTACCCATTGACGATCGCGTCCTCGCGGTCCATTGCGTCGATGTCGCCGTCGCCGTTGTCGATCTCGTCGATGATGGTCTGCGTGGCCTCATCCTCCGAAGCGCCGGAGCCCTCATCGAGCAGCCGCTTGCGGAGCTTCTCTTCGCCCGGCACGCGCATCAGTTCGATCCCGTGCGCCTTCGCCACTGTGACGCTGTCGCGCTTCATCTGGTTGATGGCGTTGTTGACGAGCCCCTTGAGTGTGGCCGCGTCGGTGTTCTGGCGGTGCATGATGTCCGCCATCGAGTCCATGATCTTCAGCATCGGCGCCGTGAGATTCGACATGTCCTCCATGCCGGGCAGGGGCGACGTCTTCGGTCGCTTGGGCGCCGGTGGCACCTTGCGTTTCCGGATTGAGCCGGCGCCGAGCACGCGCGCGACCTCTTTGCGGGATTGCTTCTTGCCTCGCGCGGGCGGTGTAAACCGCTTCGCCGGGCCCTTCTTCTGTTTCGCCTTCTTCGCCATATAGACTGTCCTCCGCTACAACGGGCGGTCGAAATACGTGCGGCGACTCCGCGCCGATCTCGCCCACCCCACACACACGATGACGAGCGCCACGAGCAGCAGCGTGATAATCATCGAATCCCCTTACGCACGCGCCGGCCGTATTCCGCGATCAGCAGCGCGTCGGCGATCGCGTGCGTGATCGTTACCTTCGGAAACAGTTGTTGGGCGCGGGCCTTTGAAATGTTCTTGCGTTCGGTTTGCGCCGAGTTCTTCGGATAGACGACGCCCATGATCGCCTGCCACTTCCGTGGCACGACTTGGTCGAACGGGATGTGGGCAGCGGTCAGCGCCATGAGCAACGCGCCGTAACCTTTCCCGAAGGTGAAGGCAGACGTCGCTCCCATCGATCGCCCTGGAGCCGCGAAGGCGTTTACCTGCTCGATCATCGCAGTCGTTTGGACAAACTCGGTGCCGCTGTAATCGGTCATCGTGTCGACGATGTCGCGCATGGTCATCGTCGCGAGTTTGAAGGTCACCGGCGTCGGCGCGATGTGTTGTTCGTCTGCGAGCACCGCGATACCGCCAGACGCCCCTGGGTCGATGCCGATGTAGATCACGCTTGCCTCGGCCGCCTAACCCGAATGTCGGTGTTCCACTTCGAGTGATGGACGTAGATGCAGCGCTCGCCCACGACAAGGCGGATCGCCGCTGTGCCCGCGCTGTTGCCCTCGACTACACCCTGTCGCCAGATGTTGCCGTCATGCACCCACACAGTGCGGCCTGGCGAGAGCGTCGGCGTGCTCACAGCCCAAGCTCCTGTAGCACTTCGACGCACGTGTTCGGGGAGATATCCGTCTCCACGACCTTGTGCGCCTTGAAGGTCCGGCCCTTGATGGTGACCAGCGTCGCCACCTTCGCCACACAATGCGCTCGTGAGGGCGTGACGGTCTGCACCTTGTAGCTGAGGCCATCCATTTTGAATATCTGCCCTTTGCGGAGCATCACACACCGTCCGGAGTCGAGGCGTGGTCGTAGTTCTTCCCGCCGAAGCGATGCGGGCACGCGGCCGTCTCGTGAGCCCCGCCGCACGTGCCGCACACATTCACCGTGCCGGGCTGATGGCCTTCCGTCTCGCACGCCTGCTCGAAGTCGACGTAGGCCGCGAGGATCGCTTCACGGATCGCGGTCGTCGCGTTGACGTCGTCGCCGGTCGGGCGCAGCAGCGCGAATGAGCGTCGATCGCCGTTGATGGAGTATTGACGCGCGGGGAACGTGATATTGCGGCCGCCGCCCGTGCGACGTTCCCAGATGCCGAAGCCAATCAGCTTCAGTCCCGCGAGTGG